CAGACAGAGAAAGCATTTGCAGAGGAACAAAACGCTGAAGCAATGCTAAGACAAGAGATCGATTTAGTGCGAGAACAGTCACGCCAATATCGCAATGACATTTTACAATACCGCACACCTTCGCAATTTAACAGGCATAATATCCAGGCGGGAGGTCAACCGATTACGCCTACTATAGCCAATGTCCAATAATGGCACGGACTACAACATATGACTCAATAAAAAAACGCTTTCAGATGGCGGCGGGTCTGCCATCCCTCACAAGTGTAGACGAGTTTTTTCTAAAAGAATCTATTAACAGTAGAGCGCAATCTGCCTGGACTAGATGCGAATGGCCTGAACTGCTTAAAGTGGTGGAAAGGAGTGTTGGAGTAACAACAAGTCCTCCTGCAAACAAAGCTGTACGAATTGATAACGACCTGGATCTTATTGATATAAGACAAGTATGGAATAAAAACCCATACACAAATCAAATGGCAGTCTCTTTAGGTTTTGAGTTGGTTGATGGATACCTGATACTTCCTGTCAATAGTGCAGTAGATTCTGTATTTATCATTGGAACAGTAGTTCGCCCAACCTATGGACCTGATAGTCCTGACGAGCAAAACATTCCTGAGTTCCTTGCGAATTACTTATCAGCCGGATGTCTAAGCGATTTTCTACGTGGAGATGGGCAAACAGAAGCGGCGATCAGAGAAGAGAGTAGGGCTGAAGAGTATCTACTTTTACAGATAGATCGAGCGCAACGCCAGCAAGGGCAAAACAATTTCATGCAATTCACAACATACGCAACACACTAAAAAACATTTAATCATGGCATCAGAATACAGAGGATTAGGACTAAACGGAGGAAAGTACATAGCAGACACCTCCGCGCATACAGGAAACTTTTTTTGCATCGTGGCGACTGAGGATACGGTTATCGACAGCATTACGAGTAATGTGGAGAACCTAAGTGATATTACCGCAGGGCAGGACAATACCACACTATCCGCAAACACCGCGATCTACGGAGGCATAACCGGAATCACTCTGAGTAGCGGTGCGGTAATTGCCTATAATGTATAATGTTTGCGATTGATCTATCATTAAGCGCAGGGAGACCCTCTACTGCAAGCGGAGTGCCTCCCTCTTTCGGCGGCCCCGATGGCGTTATTCAGACAGAGGCGCAAGATTTCTTACAGGTAGAGGCCGGGCAATTTTTAGCATTCGACTAGGAGATAAAACAAAATGGCAAATAAGAAGATATCATCACTCGGTTCATTGGGCGGAACACCCGATGTGGCGGACATCATTCCGATTACCGATGTCTCGGACACCACGGGATCGGTAAATGGTACTACGAAAAAAGTAACGGTAGCCAACCTGGTAGCCGCCGCTCCCCAAGGCGATCTAGTCGCAAGTAATAACTTGAGCGATGTGGCGAGTGCAGGAACTGCCCGCACAAACCTCGGACTCGGCACAGCGGCTACAACCGCAAGCTCCGACTACGCAACTGCGGCCCAGGGAGCCTTAGCAGATAGTGCTACTCAACCTAGTGATATTGGTACAGCGGCATCGCAAGATGTAGGGACTTCTGCAAGCAATGTGGTTCAATTGGACGGAACTGCCAAGCTCCCCGCCGTAGATGGATCGCAATTAACGAATTTACCTGCGGCTTCAATTACAGACGAAAATTTACGAGGCACAGACAATCCACACATTGGAGCATTTCCCAATCAGAGTTTCTTAGTAGTAGATAATCCGAGTAAGTCAGTGATGTTAGCTTCAGATGCTGACGGAACTTTAAATATTATAAACTCGTTAGGTAAGTTTGCAATAACGGTTGGGTTGTCAGTCTCAGAAGATTCATTAGAACCTGATATTGAAATTACCACAACATCAGGAACTTACTCAGTTATATCAGGAGACTCAGACGCTTTAGGGTCGAACGGATTACCAATCAGACAAGGTTTTAACACTCCGGATATCGGAGCAAACCCAGCACCACTTTTAATCTCAGGTGGAACAATTTCTTAAAACTTAACAAACAAATATTATGGCAACAGTATACATCAAACCAGGTTCAGGTACAGGCACAGGAACACTCGCTGATCCTTATTATTTCGATCAACTAGGCACAGCAGAAACAGCAGCAGGGAGTGGAGGTAAGATTCTTTTCACGGACGGAACTTACACGCAGGGATCAGCACTTTCGTTAGGAGCAAGCAATGTGACTTATGAAGCTTTAAATTCTAAACAAGCAATATTAGAATTTGGTAGTTCACAGCGATTAGATTTAGGAAGATCGTCTGATAGTTTTGCTGGGTTTTCTTTGAAAGGATTAGTGTTTCAAAATGTCTCAACCGGTCTGTATGGTGCTTCAGAACTAGAGATAGCAAATGGAGAATTACTAACTTGTGAAAGTTGTGAATTTTTAAATATTAACTCCGGAACAAGAAGTGTATTTGGATCGGGGAATAATTCTAATACAGGAGCGATGAACGCTACTTTTACAGGTTGTATATTTACTTGTACCCAAGCTTTAACATCCCCATTTTTTGGGTATAGAGTGGGGACTACCCATGCTCTGACATTAAATAATTGCACCTTAATTTTCTCAGGAGCAGGAGCGGCAGTTTTTCTTAAAAACAGCCAAGGTTCTTTCACTGTTAAGAATTCAATCCTTCTATCAGATGGGTCAAATAAAACACTAGGTAGTCCCACACCTTTCACGGAATCCAATAACTGTTATTTCGGTATAGGCGAGTCCGCTGACACAGCAAATAGCATTATTGTAGACGACCCGCAATTCGTAGACTCCGCAAACGGCGATTATCGCCTTCGCCCATCCTCACCTTGCATCAACGCTGGAACCGCAAGCTAAGTAGTTATGGCACTCAATAAATTGCACCGCAAGGACTTCACGATTGCAGTGAAGACAGGGACAGACGCAAACAAGTCGAAGTTCGCTAAGGAGTGTGTGCAAGGCGAGTGGTACTTCGCTACGGATACAAAGAAGTTGTACATGGCGGAGACTACCGCTGGAGCATCGGACGCAACCCTTATGCAGTTTAATCCCGCCAATACAGGTGTATGAATAAACTTCATCACAAAGACTTTAGCATTGCTTTTAAGACAGGCACAGATGCTAACAAGTCGAAGTTCAAGAAGGAAGCCGTTCAAGGTGAAATGTACTTCGCTACGGACTCCAAAAACCTCTATGTGGCTGAGACTACTGCGGGAGCATCTGACGCGACTCTAGCACAGTTTGATGGAGGTGCTTCGTTTTCAAACACCTACAGCGTAGACTTTGACGGTACTGATGACTATGTAAGCACAGGTCTCACTACGCTTGTTAGCACTTGGTCGGTGTCTGCTTGGTTCAAACCTGAGTTTACGGGGGCAGGTAATTATTTCCTTACAGGCAGATCAACACAGAAACGATTGGGGATGTATTACAGCGGTACTACTTACATAGACTATTATCTAAGACAAAGTAGTTCTCCCTTCAATATATTAAATGTTAGAAGTACCGACCTGTCTGTCCTCACTCAATGGAATCATTTGGTTTGGACAAAGGACAATGCTACTACAACTGTAACCATGTATTTAAATGGTTCACAAATTGATCAAGATGCAGGAGCGTCAAGTTCCGCTTCGGATTTTTATCCTGAGGTTATTGGTGCTATTAATACATCAGGTACATTCGGATTCAAAGGAAAGATTGATGAATTTGGATGGTGGGACGGTACTGCTTTATCCTCTTCTGATGTTACTGCCATTTACAATAGCGGAGTGCCTGACGACCTAAGTTCGTATTCGCCCACAGGCTGGTGGAGGATGGGAGATGACGACTCTGGGGCAGGCACAACTATTACTGACCAAGGTAGCGGCGGTAATGACGGAACGCTTACCAACGGCCCAACCTTCTCAACTGATGTACCCTCTTAAAATATTATGAGCAGAAATTATGTAATCATTGACGCATCGGAAGTAAGTTCCGTTGACTTCGACCAAGTCCTAGAAACCTCACCCGAAACTTTAAGATTTTCGGTTGATGGTACTAAGACCTTCGTAAAGTTCGAGGGTGAAACACCATCGTTCCTAGAAGGCAAAACCGCCAACACGCATTCCGAGATGCTTGAGATTCTAGCAGGCGAGGAGTGGACAGACCCTAACGCGAATCCTTAATAAATTATGAGCGACTTACAAAACCAAACACCCGCAAATACCTACAAGGGCTTACTCCAAGTAGGAGATTATACGAACGGAGTAGATAGCAATGCCAAGTATGTATCAGACGGGGAAGGCACACCTTCAGCCCTATCCATATCTGAATCAAAGGTAGGGGTGGGGACAACATCACCGAGTGCGGAATTAGATGTAAATGGTAATGTGGTTGCAGACGAGTATGCTCTCGATGGAACAGGGTCAAGCAGTTCAGCGGTGGCAATTCACGCACCTGCCCCCAATGAGTTAGCAATCCGCACTAATTCGACTGAAGCTATGCGAATCGACTCCTCCGGAAATGTCGCGATTGGTACTACGGGTACTACAGCTAAATTAGATGTCTTTGGTAATATTGTTGCTGATAGTAGCATCTCATCTTCGAATAGAAATACTATAAGTAGGAAAGATCTTGCTGGAGCGTGGAATATGCAACCTAGTTTGTATTTAAGGTTAGCTCCCGGTACACAGCCACCTGCTAATAAAGATTATGGTGTAATATTTTCTAATGCCGATGGCATAGTCTTACACGCAGACACACAAAATATAGCTAATAATAACTATACCCCCCACTTCGTAGTCTACGCTCCCAGCACTACAGGTGGCCCCGGAAGGGTCGGTATTAATACAGTAGCTCCCTCCGCACCCCTCGAAGTTTCTTCCACCACAGGTGGGGTAGTTCTGCCGAGGATGAATACTGCGCAGAGAAATGCAATATCCTCACCGACCGATGGTGAAATGATTTACAACAGCGAGACTAATAAGTTCCAAGGTAGAGCAAACGGAGAATGGGTAGATTTTCATTAATGATCTATGCACTCTTGGCACTTACCTTTTTGGCGGGATGTTCGCTTCGTTCGACATATCCGACATTAGGAGCTATTGCCGGAGGAGGTGCGGGATCTCTTGCGGGACCGGGAGGTGCGGCACTCGGTGCTGGCATAGGTGCTGTAAGCGGGGAAGCCTTAAAAAATGCAGATGCACTCGTAGAGGCTGAGGAAACGATTGAGGCTTTGACTCATGGCGATGTATCTGCCCTGGTCGCTCAGGGAATGGCCGAGCATCAGAGCGGATTTGCTGAATTTACTTCCTACATAAAAAGAATCCTAATCGGAGCGGCAGTCATTCTAGGATGTTACCTGGCAATCCCTATTTTTGTGGCAAAGAGATGTGCCAAAACAGAAGTCACTCGATCCACAACTCGACCTCCCTTCCCTCGACCTTCTGATCAGAAATGAAAAACTTAATTCTACTAAAAAAGAAATTCGAAACACTCCCAACGC